AGAAACCATCAAGAGCTACCCAGTTATGTAATCTTCTGGCACTGCCTAGATATTGATTCGGACTATATTTTTCCCAACCGCCAAATTTTTCAGGAAAACCAAACCTAAATCTTACTTTGTCTCCATCAACAAAGCCCCCTTCGTTACTGTAAGACGTAATGTCAGATATTATTCCGGGCCTAAATTTTAAAGCTGTCATAGGCATTAGAACGCCCTCGCTGATAAAGTTCCAGTATAAGCACTAGTATCAATACTACCAGTGCCACTATTTACATTTGCTAAAGCAAAAGGTTGACTACTTCCATTAGTGCCAGATATTGTCATAGTAATATTAAAAGAGCCATCTGTCGAGTTTGTTGCTGTAGAAACTGCTGTTGCTCCAGCATTAACAGTAACGCCATTAAAAGGATCCGATCCACTTAATACACAACTAATATCTAAGTTATTTGTAAAAGTAAAAGTTCTGTCATTGCCAGATCTTACATATCTAAACCATAATCTTCTCGTGCCATTCGTTCTTATAAAATGATTAGTTGTACCTGAGTATCTGTTATGACCATCGACTGTTCCACCAACAAGACTAGAGTATATTCCAATACTTCCACTATAGTTAGAATATTCATCCATGCGTAATATACTTACTGTATTAGGCCCTATTGTAGCTATGTATAATTTATAACCTGCACTAGCAGGAGATGTAGTGCTACTTGTACTAGTGTCTCCAACAAATTGAGCTGCTTGTGTTCCATCAGTAATATTTATTCCATATTGAGTACTAGACCCACTTCCAAAAATAGTAGATGCGTTTGGTGTGCTTCCTCCAACTGTAGTTGTGCCTTGAGAGTCTATTGTTGATCCGTTGTAAGTAAAATTTGAAGTGTCTACATATTTTTCTACAGTCGTGTCTGTATCTACATTAGCAACAACTACAGTTGAACTATCTGATGTAGAAAAAGTTGTTGTTCCAAGATTGCCAGTTGAGGACTGGGTTGCAGTAGACGTTTTTAAAGTAGATTGTATATTACCACTACCTATTAATTCCAAGGTTGTATTAGAATTAGTTGTTAAGGGTGATCCTGATGAATTAGTTATGGTGTTACCATTTGTATCTAATATTATTTTTTTATGTGCAGAGTCATTGTTTAAAGTTAAGTTGCCACTTATGTTGTCTGTCAATCTAAAAAATTGTATAGGCAGTTTGCTTTTAGCCGTTCCAGCCTTATCATTTAAAGTGCCTGCTGAATTTACTTCAGTGAAACCTACGTTTGATATTAAAGGTATTGCCATACATCACCTAATATTTAATTGTCTCTACAAAAGTAAATATACTTCCATTTTGATTTATCGCTATTGCAAAAGAAGCTGAACTACCAAGACTTACACCTTGTGAGTTAGATGGATAACTTAAAGTTAATGTATTAGATGAACTTGTTTTATCCACAATTATATATTGCCCTATTGCCAAACTACCTATCGCTAAAGTTAAAGCTACGTTGTTACTTGATGTATCAACTTTTTGATATATCGATTGTGCTGACGATGGTGTAAGTGTAGCAGAAGATGATGTTATGGCACTTGGTACTGTTACAAGATTAGCATTAAAGTATGTAGAAAAGGTAGCAGCAGTAGTTTGTCTCATTGTGCCACTATCATTAGTAACAATACCATCACCATCAGCTACGGCAGTTGTTCCAGCACTTGTATCACCATCAACAATGTTCAGTTCTGATGCCGTAGATGTAAGTTTGGTTCCGCCAAAGGCTAGACTGTCTAACAAATCTACAACGGCTGCACCAGATCCTGCACCATCTGCATATATTAAGGCTTTTGCACCAGCAGGTACATTTACATTTGCACCAGATCCTTGTGTAAAAGTAGCGGTTTGACTTGTACTATTATGAACAAAAAACATCTTGTCTTGATCATTTGGCGATATAGTGATTGTATTTGTACCAGATGGAGACCCACCTAATACTAAAACCTTATTACCACCTTCTGATAATGTACCATCGCTAGTTGTTAAAGTATGTGTTGTGCCAGATAAGGTTATTGCTCCTACACCATTAATGGCTCTATCTAGTATATCTAAGTTGTTGTTGGTAGTTGTACCCCATGTACCAGCTTGTTCACCAGCACCTATCTTTTCAACCCCTAGATTTGATGTGTATGTACTTGCCATGTTTACCTCACTATTTCTGTATATGTTTCTGTGCCACTAGGCGTAATTTCTGTATATGTTTCTGCACCACTTGGTGTAATAGTGGTATATGTTTCTGGCGTTGCACCTGCATTTATTTCTTCAAACAACAATTCTCCAAGTGAGTCTTGAGAAAAATTTAAATCTTTTGTTACAACACCTGATGCTATAATAATACCATTGCTAGTTTGTGTAAACTCCGTACTTAAAGTTGCATCTGTAAAATTTACAATTTTTACATCTTCTGTAGTCTGTGCAAAATCAAAACTTAAATCTGCATTAGCACCACCAGTTATTAATATACCAGCGGTAGTTTTTGTAAAGTTAGCATCTAATGTTGCAACACCAACAAGCGTTCCTACACCTACAGAACTTGCAGATGAGATACCACTCATCTCTGCTACGGCTACTTGTAATACGCCACCTACATCAGCGAGAGCAGTTTCTGCTATGGCAGCGTGACCCAACATCAATCAGCTTCCTGTATTGTGTTGCCTTCAGCTACCCATTCTTGGATTGCTTGGTAGTGTCTGTTGTTAGGTTCATTTGGCACACATAAAACTGTTTCATCATCACCAACTAAAGTAACTTTATACCCACAAAATTCATCTATTGTTTCATCTATCATCTTTTGTACTGTATTTATATTCATAAGTAACTCCTATAACTCTGAATCAAAAAATAATCTTGCTGTATTACTTGTACCACCTAATCTTATAAATGTTGCATGACCTGCTGTTGCAGAAACATTTGTTTGACCTACTAGTTCTGCAACTTCAGTAGTTGTGTGACTAGTGCCTGTTACGATTTCATCAAAGTAGTCACTATTACTATTAGCAAAAGCTATATAATAATTAGTACCAGTTGTTGATTCTAAGGTTGGTATAGCTCTCATAGATACTGGAAATTTTGTATTAAAATATATCGAACTAGCGTTATAATAAGCACCAGTGCCTATATGTTGACCCATTTGTATTCTACCATCAGCAAAAGCATAGAAGTACCTCTGACACAAAGCTAGTTCTTCCCCAAATGACCTATGCTCAAATGGTGTGGCTTGTTCGCCTACTTCCATTTGGACTCCAGTTATAAAGAATGTTGCAGAATCACTTTCAAATATAGAATTTGCACTACTACTTATTTGATTTGCATTTGTCGCACTTTCCCAAGCAGTAGCTAATGTACCACTTGTATAGTTGCTACCACCATGTAGAAAAAATCTTAAATGTAATTGTGCAGTATTATCATTTGCTAAAACACCAGAAGTATCGCCTGGAAAAGTAACAGTTTGCCTTGCCCAAGATGTTGTAACTGAAAATGTTGCACCTACTTGTCTGCCATCTGTATCATATAAGCCAACAGTATATGTTGCAGAGTCATGCCCTTTTACATAAAAAGATACAGTTACTTTTTCTGCTTCACTTGTGCCCTTTTTTAATTGTTGTAAATCTTGCCCTTCTAATCTTTGCTCTAAAATAAATCTTTCTGATGACGCTATAATAGTGTCTGGTGTAGTACAAGCTATCTTTAAACAAGTTGTAAATCCAGGCAAATCTGTAATGGCTTCTTGTGAGGCTGTGTATCTGCCTGCTCCTGCATTTATAGTATGTCTCCACCTATCTGTTAAAGGATAACCCTCATCTCCATCTCCTAAACCAGTAACAGCACTTGTTCCTCTTTGAGATATATTATGTTTTCCATTATGAATAATGTTACGTCTGCCCCCAATCTGACTATTGGTGAGGACTTCACCCATCTTTGCTAATTCTGCTGCTTTGGTCATGCTAGGTCTCCTAATATGTGCGAACAGTTAATAACACAATCCGATGCACCACCATTTTGAAATGACATTGCAACACCTGCTACTGTAGTTGAAACCATATAACAAGAGCCTGCTCTCATACCACCACTATATGAATCAGCGTTTTCACCACCTGAAGCAGTTGTGCAATAGTTTGTTGTGGAAAATGCAGAAGAAACAGTCACCCTTGTATCTCCTGTTGCTTGATCTGCTATTGATGATACGTTAAAACTATCTCTAGCAGCTATAGTGCCTGTGCCATTTAAATTAATCCAAGCCTTTGTACTACCTTGTGATACAGTCTCTAACGCAACTGAATTATTACTACTTGCATCTGTTAATGTGTTTACTCTTAATATACTAGCCATTATGCGAGGTCTCCCAATACTGCTCCAAAAGCAGAGTCTGAATCAGTGTTTGTGCTACTACTAAAAGCATTTAATTTAAATCTAAATTTAGTTGCATCTCCATATTGAAACGTACTTATTGATTGATTATCATCTCTATGTCCGTTTGTTACACTGGTAAAATTAACATTTCCCATAACATTAGAAAAACTAACATCGTGTTCTCCAGTGCCATTATCTGATGTAGATGAAACATTAAAACTATCTCTTGTATAATCTGATGATGCAGTAGCATCGTAGTTAATCCAACACTTTGCCAACCCTTGTTGCAGATTAGTTGTTGCAGTGCCTTCGCCTTGCACATCAATAGAACCTGCTGTGGTTACACCTGTAAATTTATCTACTTTAAGTTCACTAGCCATTATGCGAGATCTCCATGAATTGTGTAACATTGTAAAGATGCTTCGTAATGGCTATTACTATCTAGATAAACTGAAGTTCTAATAGAGCCAGTTGTAACGGCAAACATATTGGCAGAAACAAATCCATCGTGACCACTTTGACCAAATATACTACCTACAGAAAAAGTAGAGTTTGCAAAGTCATTTGCTATATTATAGGTATTATCAGATGCACCATTATCTGTAATACTTGTCATATTAAGACTATCGGAAATGCTATTACCAGATGATGCAAATAACCATACTTTTGCCAACCCTTGCACAGTATTCTGTGTAACTGCACCACCATCTGATACATAGGTTGAGGTATTAGCCATCTTAACATTTGACCCACCACTACCTGCTTTATCTACAATGGTGTCTACATTTAATTGACTTGTCATACAATACTCCAATATCCATTAACAGTAACTGTTGCCGACTGTGTTATAGGACCACCACTTACACCATTCTCATCACTATCTATTGTAATGTCTGCACTGATTGTCTGTCCATTTAATCTGATGATTGAGTTGTTACCTTTGAATGGGTAGCGTGTATCTGATTCAGTCTTAGTGTAAGTCTCATTGACTGAGAACACATCATATACAACCATCTCAACTATGTCATTCAAACTCGCTGCTTGAACTAATACAACAGTTGTGCCAGTTGTTGCCGTATAGTCATCCCCAGGAACTAACAATATTCCGTTTTGATACACATCCATGTACAAGGTATCTGTGTAGCTAAGTGTCAAGGAGTTTGCATCAGAACCACTGAAGCTAGTCTGCCCTGCAGTTGCTTGGTATTGGTATCTGTTTCTTACTCCGTTCTGTGGAGATTTACCTATGTATGCCATTAGCTGTTCTCCAATGCTGTAACTCTGCTAATCAAATCAGCAATTTGTGTTGCTTGTGTTGCGTTTTCTGTTTCTAATGTTTCTATTCTTGTCATAGCTTCTTGAAGTGCTTTAACTGCTTTCATGTAGAGTATTGAATATGCAACACCTTTTACTTGGTCTGTTATTTCTTTAACATCACCGATTTGTTTACCTTCAGGTATTTCATCTCCCTCTTCATACAAAGAACCAAGTTCTGAAGAATGCCTTATGTCATTAGCAGTTGGCTCAACTTCTCGTACAAGATTAGGACTTATTGCTTCAAGTTCTTGACCAATTAGACCAAGCTGTACTTTAGCATCTTCTGCACCATACTGTAATATGTCATCTTTTCTTTGATAATTAACAAACCTCATTGCTTTGATATCTTCCCATTGGGAATTAGCATCTGTTATATTATCTTTAATTCTTCTGTCTGAAAACTGTGCATATGTTCCATCGTGATTATAAATATCACCATCAGAATATATAATTAATCTATCTGTACTGCTATCTTCAAATCTAAAAGCATAGACACTAGTGTTATCAGGTGCAGAACTAGCAAAATCTAAATATAATCCATATGGGTTTGAACTAGCATTGTTTCTGAAATTAGCTATAGTCTCGCCACCACCTTGCTCTGTAACACTTAATCTAGAATTAGTTGGTGTTTCACCTATTCCAACATTGCCATTGCTGTCTATACGCATACGTTCTACTATATTGCTATCACTAGCACCTTTTGTTTGAAATCTTATATGACCAGACTCTGAACCTGATGTATTGCTATCAGCATATCCTCCTAATGAAGCAATTCGTACATCATTTGAACTAGTATTTGTTCGTGCAAAATCAATAGTTGAACCAAAATTATTGTTTCCATTAATTATAGCAATATCTGCTACTTCATTTGAAGTATTTGTTTTTAATGCTAAAGAAGAACTATATGTTGATGTACTATTATAATAAAGAGTATTTGTATTAGTACCAATACTAACATTCTCTGAACTATCAATGGTTATAGCAGTAGCATCACTAGAATTAGATATGCCAGTAATACCTTCTTTACCTATTTTAGTTAAAGCCATTCGTTACTCCTATGCGTATGGACTATCACCTAATAAATCTGTATCCCAAGCAGCCTTGAGTGCAGATATACTTGAAGCATTAGTGATTGCACTTGCAGCAGGTGCGTTTCTAAGATTAGTTTTCTTAGTTACACTTGCAGCTTTAGCTGTTGCATCATCAGCTTCCATTGCTTTCATATAAACTACATCTTCAGCTTCTAATAAAGGCTTTCTTACTTCCCTTATCTTATCCTTAAATATGTCTTTAGCTGTTGCTAAGTCTTCAGATATTGTTGTACCTGATAATGTCCATGCACCTCTGAAGTGCCTGTCAGATGGAACAGTGGCATCTGAAGCAGATATAGTGTTGCCATCCTTGTCTACGATATTTGTTGTTGCCATTGATTTCTCCTTTAAGCAGCTTCTTCATTATGTGTGGTTATGTCTTCATTGATTCTCCAAGCATTTCGCCACACTCTTGTGCTTGGTAACTGTGACTTAGTACAAATAACCATTCTAGGTTTGTTTGCCTTGTCGTAATCTCTCCATACATGCTGTGGTATGTCTTTCATAATTAGGTACTCTATTGCCTGTTCTTCTGTCATTGCATCTATAGGCTTAGTGTTATGTAGCAAGTATCCTCTTGTATGCTTTACAAAGTCTGGTTTTGCCTCATCCTTTGCTAACTCCCAATATACCTCAACTGGTGGTAATATGCCACCCTGCAATGCACAAGCCATCCAATTAGGGTCAGGATGTGTAACCTTTGCAGGTTCATCAGGTGTCTCTGGGTCTTCCCATACAACACAATATTCTGTTCT